CAACTAAAAGATAAAGTATTGTCAAAAATAGATAACATCCATGCACAAGAAGCAGGACTCTATTCTGATAAATACAAGGTGGCTGGTAGAGTTGATTGTATTGCAGAGTACAATGGTGTACTGTCTATTATAGACTTCAAAACTTCAACCAAAGAACGCAATGACGAATGGAATGAGAACTATTACATTCAATGTTCTGCTTATGCAGAGATGTATGAGGAAAGAACTGGTACAGAAATAAACCAGATTGTTATTTTGTGTGTGACAGAAGATGGTACTGTACAAGAGTTTGTAAAAGAAAAGTTTGATTACCTTGACGCATTGGTAGAAACCGCTGCAGAATGGAGAAAACAAAATGAAACACCTAGTAAGCTTAATGGCGGTGTTTCTGTTAATGGGTTGCCAAACCACTGACATTACCCCCAAAGACACAACATCGCCCACAAAAATAGAAACAGATGAAAAACTTGCAGAAGAGTCACAACAGATACTACCAAAAAAAGATGAGAAACTAAATGTGCCTCTTACTGGTGCTGTTGTGTCTCATAAACCTATATTATGTGGCCCATCAGATGTTTTTCTAAAGGGTATTGAAAAAACATCACAAGAAAACCCTATTGGTTTTTGGACAGATTCTGCCCATGGTAATAGAGTATTACTTCTACATAATGGAGAGACAGAAACAGTGACTATTTTAGAATACCCCCGGCCCGATGTAGCATGTTTTCTTTCAGTTGGAATAAATTCTAAATTTAAATTTCTACCACAAACAAAAGGAACTTCAATTATATACAAAAAGGTACTTGACTAATCCCTATAGGTATGGTATAAATAGAGTACAATTTGATGATACGGATTAAATGCTGAACTGGACGGGAGTGCAATTCTCCCCACCTCCACCAAATCCCATATACTCATATGGGGGTGAATTAGGATCGACAGGCAGAGATAGATTACGAGGAGAATTGTCGGATGACTGCGTTATTGGTCACATTAGTAAATGCAAACGATAATTTTGCATCTCAAGATTTCGCACTAGCTGCGTAATCGGATAGGGTTTCGGTGGGTTCCTAGTAACAGAATACCCACCACTTTAAAGGATAGAATGAGTCTATCCTATTTTGTCATGTTAAGGAGATAATTGATTATGACTACTACTACTAAGACCTCTAAGGTCGTTTCTAAGGCCTCTAAGGTCGCCAATGCACTGGTTAATGGTGCAGAACTAACCGCTAAACAGATTTCGTCACGTTATGGTGTGAAAAATGTTCGTGCCGTTATAAGCCAACTACGTTCAGAAGGATTTTCAATCTATTTGAATAAAAGAGTATCGTCTTTTGACGGTGAGACATATATGAAATATGCACTCGGTACACCTCGCCGGTCAGTGGTTGCCGCTGGTTATAAAGCATTACGTTCAGCGTAATGTCTTTCGGGTGATGCCGTAATACATCCGTGTGGGGTCTACGGTTAACCCCACACCTAATTTTATTAAAAGGATTTGAGTATGGCTCTTACGACACCGAAAATTTTTGCATTAAAGATAGAAGATATTGTTAAAGAGAAACGAATTACACATATGGAAGCAGTACTTTGGTATTGTTCAGATCAAGAAATTGAACCTGATTCCGTGAAGGGACTTATATCCAAACCACTTAAACAAAAGCTTGAAGCAAATGCACGGGAATTGAATTTTCTTCCTAGACAAGCACAATTACCAATATAGGAGCTGTTATGTTTTTACTATTAATTTTCCCAATACTATTTGGTGCCGTTAATCACGAAGCACTAACCAAATTTCATGAAGAGATGGATGCCGGAGCAACTTGGCACAAAATTGAGGCCAAATCTTTAGACCCTAATGCAAAATCCATTCCAATGCAGATGTGTGATGATAATGGGGTTTGTGAAGAACCTTATGTTGTTTACAAACTTAAAATGCCAAAGAACAAATAATGTATACTTTGGTAGTTCCCAATGGAACATATAAGTCAGACAGTTTATTTATTCTGTTTTGGACAGTTATTAGACATAGACTTTACCATCTAATTAAAGATGGTAAGTACGATGACTAAAAGTCTACTACAGGCAGTTATAGTATTAGTCCCAACGTATATTACTGCATATCTTACTGATAAAATGATATACGTTATTCCCATGTTGGCAGCATGTTCGTTTATTGCTGCCAATTTATCCCCCTCTAAAGATAGTCGTAGAGTTGAAGAAGATGGATACAAAGAAGATGGAACCAGTTGACGTTTATTTAATGTACTGTGCATTAAAGGCCCATTTTGGTAAAGGTGATTATGATTATATCACCTATAAAGGTAAGACAAAGATTAAGAGAGACTCGTTCTACAAACGTAAGGACAGAGGATTCTTTGTAAAGATTGCAAAGAAGTACGATAATCCACAGGATTATTTCATATCAAATTTCATTAAAGACCGTAATGGTTATATCGCAAATTTCAATAATGATAATTATCAATCATGGAAACTCAAGAGGCAGGGGTTCTTTGATGAGTTTGAAGTTGAAATGCAGCCCCTAGTCCAATCCTTTGAAGATTTATTTGTAATAAAAAAAAGAACAGCTCTGGTGACGTATCACCCCAAACTTTTAAAAGAATTTCTGGGTGGGCGTGTATCAATAGAGACAATGATTATATTAAATGAACTAGTAAATTATAGTAAAGTCTGGAATGAGAAATTAAAGGACGATGTTATATGGCCTGATTTAAAAAAGTTTATGAATAATTACAAAAGGTTCTTGACTATTGATGAAAATAGGTATAGAATGAAACTACTTAAACTTATAGAGGAGTCCACATAATGGAAGAAGTTACAGAAATTCGCAACTCAGCGTTTTTTGAATCAAAGGTCATAGACCTTGAGGGGAAAAACAAATCCCTTGCATATGACAATGCCGAATTATCTAAAGAAAATGAAGATTTACGTGCAAGAGTTAAACAACTTGCAACAAGACAACCCCAATGGCCACAAGGATATCGTCCTAGAAAGCACTCGGCACACAAATGATAGCAACCCTGATCGATTCTATGGGCACCGATCTCTCTGTAGTTAATGCGGCGAGGGTATCTTTTGGAAAATCAAATATAGATTTTGATGAAATAAAAGATTCGAAATTAATTAATTATCTTGCAAAACATAATCACTGGAGTCCCTTTGGACATGCATCTATGCAGTTCCATATTAAGGCTCCAGTATTTGTTGCAAGACAGTTAGTAAAACATCAAGTAGGTTTGGTGTGGAATGAAGTATCTAGACGATACGTTGATAATGAACCAGAATTCTATGAACCAATAGAATGGCGTTTGGCGGCAAAGGACAAGAAACAGGGCTCTTCTGATGAGACAATACTACATGACATTTCTGATACACATCGTATGTGCAAAGACGCATATACAGAAATGTTAGAAGAAGGTATTGCACCCGAAATGGCCAGAATGGTCTTACCCCAATCATTGATGACTGAATGGTACTGGAGTGGTACATTAATGGCATTTGCTCGTGTTTGCAACCTACGATGCAAACCAGATACACAACTGGAAACACAAATGGTTGCAAATCAAATAGATGAGATAGGAGAGGAAATATTTCCTTATTCTTGGAAGGCGTTAAGAGATGGATGATTTAGATAAAATATTAGTTTTAACAGAGGAGATTGGAATTCTTAAAGAACGGTTTAGACCAAATTCTGGTATGGGAAATATCAATACAACAATTTCTGTATTAGAACGCCGTGTTGGAGAGCTACAGGAAAAGGTAAGAAATGCCACTTGATTCTCAATCTAATATGGAAGATAATGTTATGATTAATCTGGACAATGCGATGAACAGAACCATCGTATTAGGTAATGGAGAATCCAGAAATTGGATTACTAACGTATATCTTCATGACATTCCAACGTGGGGATGTAATGCAATATATCGTGATATGTGGGTAGATAACTTAGTTGCTGTAGACTATGCAATGCAACAAGAGATATATCAAAAAGGGCTATTAAAAACAAGACAACTACATTTCGCAAACTGGAACCCTATTCCTGCTGAGATTTCCGATATGATGTTCATGGGTCATGACATACCAAAAGAGTTCGTTCATAAGACTAAAAGAACTGGTAATCATACAGAACAGTGTGTAGTGTCTGGTAAAGACCCCAGTAAGATACAAGAGAGTATTGAACTAGCCTTGAAGGAGCATCCTAATCTTGATCCAAAAGATTTGAAAACCAAGATGGAGAAAGATGTAGGGGTGTGGATAACATATCTAAGAGAAGATGATAACGTAAAATCAATAGACTTCCCTGTAGGGTGGTCAGCTGGTACTACTGCATTACATCTTGCATGTCAAGGTGAACCAAGGGCAAGGGTTAAAGAAGTGTATATGTTAGGGTTTGATTTATCGTCATATGATGAACCCCTAAATAACATATACAAGGGATCAGATAATTATCTGCCCAGTGATGCAAAAGGTTTCAATACAATAAATTGGTTGAACCAGATGCAAACTGTTTTTACGGAGTTTAAGGATACTACCTTTTATTGGGTAGCCCCTATTCACCGAAAAGGTGAAGTAACTAATGTTAAATATAATAACATAAGGTACTTGACAAAAGAACAATTTTGTGTTAAATTTAATATACACTAAACATACGATTATATACATTTACATAAGGAGAAAAATATGTCGTTAGCAACATTAAAGAAGTCTAATACTCTGGACAAACTGCTCGGTGCAGTTGAAGTCGAGAACAAACCCCTAGAGAAGAAGTCATACGTTGATGAGCGTATCTGGAAACCAGTGATGGATAAGTCTGGTAATGGTTTCGCAATCATTCGCTTTCTTCCGGCTCCAGAAGGTGAAGACCTTCCTTGGGCAAAAGTCTGGAACCATGCGTTTCAAGGCCCTACTGGTCAATGGTACATAGAGAACTCTCTCACTACCATAGGACAGAATGATCCTGTATCAGAGATGAACTCTGCATACTGGAACTCTGGTGTAGAATCCGATAAAGAAATTGCACGTAAGCAGAAACGTAAGCTGCAATATTTCTCTAACATCTTGGTTATTAAAGATTCTGCAAACCCTGAGAATGAAGGTAAGGTATTCCTTTATCGCTTTGGTAAGAAAATCTTTGACAAGTGCATGGAAGCAATGCAGCCTGCATTTGAAGATGAATCCCCTATCAACCCTTTCGATTTTTGGGAAGGTGCAGACTTCAAGTTGAAGTTACGCAAGGTAGAGGGTTATTGGAACTATGATAAGTCTGAGTTCGATAAACCATCACCCATTAAAGATAATGATGATGATATCGAAGCAATTTGGAAGACTCAGTATTCTCTAAAAGAGTTTACCGCTCCAACAAACTTCAAGACTTATGATGAGTTAAAGACTCGTCTGGGTACTGTACTAGCAGGAAAAACTTCTGTAGGCAATGTAACTACTTTCATTGATCCGGCAGATGAACCTACTGCAACTGTTACAGTAGACACTAAAGAGGAGCCTGCTCCTACCGTGACTGTATCTTCTGATGAAGAGGACGATACATTGTCTTATTTTGAAAAACTTGCCGATAAGGGGTAATTATATAATGAAAAATCTTCTGACTACTACTGCACTCGCAGTAATCTTGATCTCACCAGCTGTAATGGCTGGTGAGAGAACCGTAACAGTTCCTACACCTAAATCAATCACACTTATTTGTTCTGATGACGTAGAGAAAGGAACTGTTGTTCTTACCAATCCACCCAAATTTAGTTGTGCTGATTATGAGACAATAAAATCTGTTGTTGGTACGGGAATTTCTATTGGCCCTGATACTAGGATTCAAGAAATCTCTAGGGCGATTGCTCGTGCTAATCACAAAGTGAAACGTAAGTCTCGTATTGCATCTGTAACTCATAAGGGTAATACATCTACGTATAAGATGAAAAGCGGCAACATTGTAACGTGGAGAGAACCTGTGCAAAAAACACCTGTGCGAAAAAATACAAATGTTCGTATTCGTGAGGATTTGTGGAAAAGGAAATTTGAACCTATTCCACAACCAACTTTTAGAAGTGATACTTCTTTTGGAACGACTCCATCTGAAGAGAGTTTCTATAGGGCTCTCCTTCATACGGATGAAAAATCACAGTGGAAAACTGTTGATCCTGATTTGTATAACCGTTTTGATGGTTTCTCTAGGAATAAAAAGTTTTTTAGGGACTAAAGGTATGGTGAGTATATGCTACAAGGTGTATTGAAATTAACACCTAGTCGCTGAATTGGATTCGGACTAAAAAGATCACTATAGAGAAGAGAACCCCTCATGGAAACATGGGGGGTTTTTACCAACTAGTGTACACCCATCCACTGTCTATTACTACCATCCAAACTAAAAAATTGGTTCTCTATACCGTGTCTATTCTGGACTGCTGTAGTCGTAACAATATTACTGCCGGCCGGCTCCGCTTTATTTAGTAAACGATCCCTTAATTCTTTATTGATTTCAACTAAGCGTTTGAACTCTGCTTCATTATCTCTTCTATTATCCTCAAACGTCCCACGTTCTAAATTCGAGGCCTTACGTTTTTTTAAAATCTGTACAAGTTCTGCTTCAAGGTTATTAAGTATATCCTTTCTCTTTCCAAATCCCTTTAGTGCATCTTCTCTATCGTCGCCTTGATTTATGAATTTCCTTTGTTCTTTAATTTCTTTTCTTACTTCAATTTCTCTATCTACAGAGTCTACTTCTTTGGCACCACCAATACCCATTGCACGTTTAATAACATCTGGAGTCCCATCTGGTATAATTGATTTTGCAATTTTTTTGAAGTCAATATCAAGCAAACCCTTAAACCAAGCTACTATTATCTCAATTTTTTCTCCAATAAATTTTGACAGGTTAAATGCTTTGAGTTTGCCCCATTCAAATATTTTCTTTACAGCCGTAATAGCCAAATCTACTGGTGTAGTAACCCAATCAACAAAACTTTCGAGGCCTATACCTATATCTTTCATAAACTTTTTAACATCAAAACTAAAAAACCCTTTTACCTTATCGATGAGATCGTTAAAGAAAGTTGTTATCTTAAGCTTACTAAGGGTGAACCAATTTATTACATCATGATAGATATCCATAAAGAATTTCTTTATTGACCCAAAAACGCTGTCAGTCTTTTCAAGACCAAATATTTCGGCTATAACATTCTGTAGACCCGTTAATGAAGTATCTAGAAATTCACCAAGGTAGGTTCCGAGTCCAGAAAAGAATTCTTTTATACCTTCCCACCATTTACCTTCACCGAATAATTTAAAAGACTCCTTTAGGCTAGTAAATAGTTTCTTTATAGATTCCCAATGTTTCATTATACCTTCTTTCCAGAGTTTCCAGATTGGTTTAATATAATCATCAACGAAAGTTTTTAGAGCAGGCATTATTTTTTTCTTTAAAGTTTTTATAAATTCTTTAATTTTATCGCTATTAAAAAATGCAAGAGCTGCAACTAATAATCCACCAAACAGTAAAGATTTCCAACCAAATTTGCCTTTCTTCTTTTTACCTTCATCATCATCACCTCCTCCTCCACCTCCCTTCCCTTGCATCGCCAATAACATTTGCTTATCTCTTTCTGCTTTTTCTTTTTCTTTCGCAGCTTCTTCTCTTTTTTCTTCAGTGCCCATCTTGGCACGGAGTTTATTTGCATCCTCTCTACTTACATAACTATTAAAATGATCGAGTGTTGTTAACCTCAACATCTGTAATTCTCTATAAATATCTTTAAAGATTTCAATTCTAGGAAATGATTCGGTAAAACTATTTGTTACTTCACCACCAAAATTCTTTAAAAACCTGCCATCTGCATTAATAGAGTTATCAAATTTATCAAAAGATTGTTCAATTTTGTTAACTGATTCACCAAAAGCCGTCATATTTTTAGTTTCTCTGACTAATCTATATGCCCGAGCAGTTTCTTGAAATCCTTCATTTGATGCAGCGCTCGCAAGAGCTCCTGTTTTTACTATATTACTGATTGCCATTACTTACCACCTTTCGAACTAACAGGCCCCGAACCACAATATAAACCAAACCATGCAGCGCCTGCACCTACGATGACACTTACAAATGCACTCTGGGGAGCAGTAGGTTCTGGAAGGGCCATAAACCATTCGGTAACACGCCAGAACATAATTCCATAAAGAGTAATCAATGCACGTGGCCAGATACGCCACTTGTCAATCCTAGTGGATGTAATGGTATTATACCACGAAGGTTGTTCTGTGGTACTTCTATCTACTTCAATGATATTGACTTGATCTTTAGTCTGGGCCTTGGCTCTTGCCATTTTGTATCTCCTCAATTCGACTTGAGTTGTTTTTAATTCTTGTAGTGTTATTTAGGGGAGTATGGTCAAAAATGATCTTTTCTAGTTTAAGAAAATCGATACGTTCATTCGGAACATATCTCCACACATAATCACCATCCAAATCCCCACCAGTTTTAGTAACACCAAATACGGTCTGTGTCATTCCTATTTTGACGATTAGAGCACGCTCTCCATCAATAAGGACATGATCACCCTCTTGAAACTGTTTGTTCCATTGGAAAGCAATACCTTTACCCCACTTCATAGCAAAGTCTCTCAACATGAAGCCCATAACAACAATTACCACCATACCGATGTAAGGTAGAATAAATTCAGTAATCTCCAATGCAGCGGCATTTGGTGTAAGAATTTCCATTAAAGGTTCCCTTGCTGATTTTCCTTTTCTATTCTTTCATTTTCTTCTTTTATGTACTTCATCAGCAAACCTACATAAATTTCCCTTTCCCATGGCATCATATTATCTAATTCTGTTAAACTATATTTGTGATGTTGCACCAAAATAAAATTTGTGTTAAAATAGTTTTCCAGAGAATCATGAGAAAGGCTTAGTCGAAAAAACTTCGCATACCTTCAATAGTCATTTCACTTTCAACTTCAGTTTTTGGATTTTTCACTGTAATTATATGCTGAAGTTTTGGCATGGTGTCAAAAAAATCACTCATTTTTTCGAAATCTTCTTGTCCCATACTTTCTATAAATTCTTCTAATTCTTTATTTGATATGTCCACTCTTTTATGAATTATATCTCCATCATGGATTTCTGCAACGCATTTTGTTAACATATTAAATATCATTTTTATTTGACCACCTTCATCAAATCCCTTTATGTCCGATAAAGTAGGATATCGCATATGTACAGAAATTTTATCTGTAAGTTGTACTACATTAGTGTGATCATCTTTCATTTGTACATTAATATCTGCCAGATCAATGGTAACATCCACTTTAGTTTCTTCATCATCTGGACAGGTCATATTTAATGTAATTTTTTCTCCAACAGATTTACCTCTTATTTGTAGAAAAATATATTCTAAATCAAACATAGGGTTTGTATAAGGATCAACTTCACCAAAGGTACATTCAGATACAATGTTTGCAAATGCTCTTTCGATTTGATTTTCTTCATCGCTCTCTTGAGCCATCATTAAAAACTTTTGTTCTTTTACCAACCAAGGCCGATATTTTATTTTTTCTCCAGAAGAGGGTAATTCCAATTCATAGTTTGATACTTTAAGTTTGGGTAGTGCCATAATTATTCATCCTTTATTCATGGTTTAAATAGCTATTTAAAGCTTCTCAAAACTGCTGGGAGAGCTCGACTTATATTTCTCTCTACAACATTGTTTATAGTTTGTCCTATTTTATCTGATAGACTTGGGCCTTTCTGATTAGTATCTAGACTTTCCCAATATCTAAAATTTATATCTACACTCCAAATAAGAAGAGAGTTAGCTGCACCGTAACTAAGGGATATATCCCCTAGAGTTTTAGGAAATGCTTCCATTAGTCTCATTCCATACTGTCTTTCCATCTTCTGATCCAGAAGATAGATATCTACTGCACCAACATAATCATTATAATATCCTACTTGCCATGTGGTAGGACTAAACGCACGATGTTGCCATTTTTCAAAAGCAACACGTTCTCTTGCATCAGTAGAACTCTGGAAAGTTAAAGTGATAGAATCAGCATACATGACACTTTCCACAACTTGTCTGCGAGGGCCATGTATATTTACATCATCTACGGTATTGAGAGTTCTGCCGGGCAACGTAACAGAATCACATCTCATGGAAATTTTATCCATACCACCAACTTTAGAAATATCATTAGCGTTCATGTTTGTGGTTCCACTGGGCGCAGATGCAGCTGGTTTATGAATCAAAACCTCATATTTGTTGGGTGAAGCATAGCCTTCATTAACACGAAAACTAGAAAGAACATCATTCATTACGCCAAATGCGGCTCCTTCTAGAAACTTAGGTAAAACTGCCATTAGATCATACTCCTAGAATCTTTCCATACTGTCCCAGCACCAGCTTTCTTAAATCTCTGTACTGGGAGTAATGTTGCAATAGTAAATTCATCGGCATCAATTCTACGAAATTGTGATTTGGTATGCCCTGCCAAATACCTATGTAGTGTAGGTTTTATTAAATTATATTTCTTCAACTGACTGTAATCTGCTACAATACGAGTGGTGTGATCAAAATCCGTGTTGTTTGTAAAATCTACCAATTCATCTAATAATCTTATTCTTAAAGGTATAGGTAGATAATGGAAATTGATACCAAGAAATCCATCAGGATACCTCTCTAAAGGTAGCACTAGAGGAAAAGTATCATAGTATGGTAACTTCTTTTTCCATTTGGGATCATAAAGAAACATGTTCAATTTACCATAGAAAGGTTTGTTGTTTCGTTTACCATCTCTAAGTAAGTCTAAAGAACTAGGAGTACCAAGCTCATTGATTTTATCTCTATACCATTGAGTAGATTTTGGTCGCCCTTTTGCAGCGTCTTTAACTGATTGCATATATTTACTAATAGCCATACTACTATTTATACTTAATACCTAGATGATCCTCATTCAATACTTTAAAAACCATACTGTTAACATCACAGAATTCAGATGCATATTTCCATTTCGCTTCGTTAATAGCCCATGTTTTGATTGCCTTGTAGAAACTTCTGGTTTTTCTGGATGGTACTTTGGGGGGGCCACACTGAACTTTCGGTTTGATTTCTACAATAGACTTTTCTGTAGACCCATCATGTTTTTGTACTTTAATGTAAAAATCTGGAAAATATCTATGGATTCTACCATCTACTGGTGATAAATATGGTATGATGATCTCTTCACTGCCCCACTCTAATATTGCTTTATTGGTATCACAATATACCATGAATTTTCTTTCCCACAGAGAGCGGTATGTGATACGGTTGGGATCACCTTTATATTTTTTGGGGTTGATTGGGGTATATTTACCTTTGTATGCCATAAACAAAATACCTAAATAGTTTCATTGTAAGGATATTTAGACATGAGTAGTATAGGTAATGCAATCGTCAATCAGGCACTAGGTGCCGCAAATAAATCAATGATGGGCGGCCTTAAAAAAGTTATGGGTAATCTTCCTGGCACTGGTTTAGGGGGCGCTAAAGTTGCTGGTATTAAAAATCCAGGCAGTGGAAGTCTCAACCTTTCCTATCCATTAGATGTTGAACAGAATGATGCCCAAGGTCATTATATAATGTTTATGATAAATACGGTTGATGCGGCAAAAGTTGCAAAATCTAAAGCAGATAGATCAGCGGCAGCGGGAACAACTGAGGCAGATCGGTTTAGGGCAGGGTATCTTGGAGAAGACCTACAATCCGGCGGAGTTGATCCTACGGATAAAGCTTCCCGTTATTCGGAAGCTGGTGGTGCTCCAGCAGGTGCGATTGCAATTACAAGACCAGAAACTACGAAACTTGCAAGAGCGATATCTCTTTATATGCCGCCGAGTGTCAAAGCAACTTATAGTACCTCATATAAAGATGAGGAGATAGGCCCAGCAACCGAAATGATGGGCGGCGCCATACAATCTGCTTTCAACTCATATGCCAAAGGTGCAGAAAGTGGTGGGTTCACGGGTGGAATGTCGTCCTTTCTCCCAAAATGGGCAGGAGGAAATAATGTCGCAGCTTATAAAGGCGGTGGTCAGGGTATGGCAGATGCGGCAGTACCTATGGCTCTGGCAACAGCAAAAGGTGCGCTGAATACTTTAGGCCCAATGCTCGGATTAGCTGGTGCAGGCAGCGCTTTCGAAATTGCTGGAGGAAAGATTTTATCAAGTAAAATGGAACTGTTGTTTACTGGAGTTGGCCGTAGAAAATTTAATTATACCTTTACTTTTATCCCAAAGAGTGAAAAAGAAGCTCAGGTGGTTCATGAAATAGTGCAAACTTTTAAAATACACATGATGCCTGATTTTTCCAGTTTAACTTCACCGGATTGGACGCCATGGGTGGGGAATTCTCTGTCTACAAAAGGTCAAGGGCGAATTTTAAGTATACCTGACACCTTTGACATTCAGTATATGTTTCACTCTAATGAAAATCCTTGGATGAATAAAATTTCAACTTGCTATCTACAACAAATGGATGTTCAATACGGAGCAGGAGAAAAACAGAGTTTTTATGAACCTCTTGAAAACAACTTATCAGGAAAAAAAGGCCCCCCTCCACAAACAACAACCGTATCTCTGGCATTTGAGGAAATGGAGAAAATGTCTAGACCACGTATGGAACAAGGATTCTAGTCATGTATTTTTCTGCATTTCCCAAGATATATTATTCTGGTAAAGGTAACACTGATGATCCTAAGATTGTCACTAATCTTTTGCGGCGTATTGGAGTTCGTGCAAAGGTAAAATCAAATGCTTCTCTTTTCGATACCTATGATGTTAAAGAAGGAGAAACTCCAGAAATTGTCGCACATAAATTATA